TCACCGGTGTATTTACCCCCGCCAACAGATTCAATCTTTGTTGAACTGTTCCCTCTCACTGGAATGAAATAATCTTCTTCTACAGATAGTGGGTTGTATCGAAGATCGACACGACCAGTTGACGCGTCGACTACTTGGTTTCTTTTCATCGTTGTCATAACTTTTTGCATATATTGTTCGACATCTTGTGGCGGTATATTGCCAACGTCGACATAAAAAGCGCGTCTGTCCGGAGACCTGACGATTCTGTAGGCCATCATGGCGTCCTCCAACAAGGTCAATTGGCGCCAGATGCGTCGAGCGGCTTCAAGAACAGATGTCCCATAAGGGTTATATTTGTCTTGACCCAAGATTCGAAAGTGACCTACTTGCCAATTTTCGAAAGTTAATCCAGCAGAGTTCCACTGAAATTGTACATAATTAGGATTTGATTTGTCTTCTCCCTCCATCCTCTCCAACTCCTGAGTCGGAAGCCCTATGACGGAGGTTACACCAAGCTTGTCATCGAGATCTAAATATAAGAAAAAGTCCCCATACTTACACATCGTCCGGCACCAGGAGAACAAGTTGTGCTCCACGTTCAGCACATTGTGATACAGAGATTCCAGAAGTGCTTTGATTTCTTGATTGTCACACTCGACGTTCAACATTGGATTAATGGAAGAGTATGTAGTCATCTCATCTGCATAAATATCTAATGAGGAGGCTATCTCTGGAGTGTATTCCATCTGGTCAAAGTCAACGTACCTCTCTGTTCTCTGTTGGGTCGCCATATAACTTGCCTGAAGATTATCGTACGGATTGTATGCCGTCTTCTTGAAGTCCTTGCCAGACGCGGAAGTGAACTTGTTGGCATATTTATCCAACTCAATCCTTCTGAGCCTGTGGTTGTTTTGTGTCCTATATTGAGTAAGTGGACCAGATAGGAGTCTTGTCAATCTTCTGAATAACAGACTCTGCGGGTTTCTAGTGTTATTTTTGTTTTTCTTTCCAGTTGCCATTTTTTAACCTTTAAAAAGCCACGGAAAATCCGCGGCTGCCTTGGTGTGAGTTCTTAGCTCATCATTTAATTTTAATTTTCTCGTCCCAACCATACCGTTTATTCGCGTATCAAGTTCGCTGGTTGATTTTGTTATCGCACCTATAAAAGCTCGATTATATTCTGCGTCTTTCTGATTTACTGTCAATGCAGTATCTCTCACCCAACATGCTACAGCACACGCCATTATCAGATCGTCATTGTATGAACGCATCGCTTGGGCCCTGCCATTGTTCCAAACAAAAGTCTTCATTTCAGACATCAATCTCGAAGAATATATCTTAATTAGATTGTTTCGAATGAATTCTTCCATCTTAGCGACGATTAGCGGTCTTGTTTTCGAGGTCGTAGAAAATCCTGCCACTGCATTTGACATAGTGTCAGCCTGATATTCTTCTACAAACTCATGTGTCGACTTGATTGAGTGATACAAATTAGGGTACGACATGTCCTTTAACTTGTCTAGGACCGCAAACCCAACAGAGTTGTTTTCCACCACTAAAAGCGCGTTGCCATATTCTTGACCCACATCAAACAGTACCCTCGAAAATACATCAGGAGTAACCTTTCCTTGATACTCCGCAACTATTTCCATGGTCTCCAGTTTTATCACATGACAGACAGAAAAGTCTTTTCCATCTCCTCTTGCAACATCCGCAGATACCAAATAGGTGTTTTCCTGTTTTCTTTCTTCCCATATCCAAAGATTCCTGTCAAAACCCGTGCGATACTTAGGATCTTGAACCATATCATAATACATCTCCAAATCCTCTGCCGCGAAGACAGTTTCTCCGGACATGTTGAAATTACATTCAAGCTCCTGTGCTATCTCCCTGCGAGACATATTTCTTGTTTCTCTCTCGAACCACTCGCTGTCACGGTCGGGGTGAACGTTCCACGGGAGCTTGGTGGGGAAAAAGTCATTCGACTTGTTCTCAGCCTCCGAATAGATCTTGTGGAACCAATTGCCGACGCCGTTGGGAGTTGACAAAGCAATGCATCGACCACCGGTGGATAGCGTAGGGTAAAGACCCATCCATAATTCATCAAGACCCTCGACGTGTGCGGCCTCGTCGACGACCAGCAAAGACAAAGCCTCTGAGCGGCCGGCATCTCCCGAGGTGGAGGATGCTTTTATTTGAGAGCCGTTCGATAGGATAAAGGAAGTTCTGTTATCGATATCCACTTCAGATATCCTCAACCATGGAGGAAGGTTCTTTATAATGGCCTTCACTTTCTTTACCAAGTTTGCAGCTGTACTAAACTTAGTCGCTATAACTAATACATTTTTTTCTCTGTGAAACATCATCATCCAAGCGACATACGCCGCGGTGATGGTGGATATACCCAACTGTCGGGCTTTGAGAATGACGTTAAACCTGTGGTCTTCGAACTCTTCTAGTAACTTTTTTTGAAATGGATAAAGATGAAAAGGTATCAACCCTTTCATTGGGTGAGTTATTTTAGCGTACGTGTGAATAAAATATTCGGGTTTCTTTCCGCAGCGGACGATCTCCCTCATGATTTCTTTCTTGGTGAGTTTTATCGGCATAAGCCCTCTTATTTAAGTCCGCCGAGTTTTACCATCTTGTCGAACGCTGGGTCAGTTTCTGTTTCAGGGCATTCATGAGGTATTGCACTGATTTTGTAGCACTTGTGAACCTTGACGCTGCAGCGGATTCGCGAAATATATTCCACAAGAACATCGACCTCGCTGGGATCTGAAAGCGCAAGAGAAGATTTCGCTACCTTTTTGTACTCTTTCTGAAGGAAGGATTTTACCTTTTCTACCATTGATTCCATCTCTCCCTCGAAATCATTAGAATGCACCTCTTTGAGCGGAATCTCCGCGTGATATTTGATGTGCAATCGATCACCACTAATGTGTGCGCCGAAACCATCCATGATGCGATGATCGATCAAAGGGTTTCCTTCTTCCCTTCGAAGCCCAATCTTGACTGGTTCACCGCTTTTGTCGAGCGCGCCGTCATATGAGTTAGCGAGTACCTGTGAGATACCGTTAATAATTTCTAAAGTTGTTGCCATTGTTCATAATCCTCTTGCAATAAATAGTTTGCTAGTAGTAAATAGTTAGTTGTTTGGTCTCCAGCCCGATTTCCAGCGTTCTTCTCTGCCCTCAACATATTGAACGTAGCAATTAAAACAACATTCAAACTTTGTCATATAAAGGTCGTCCTTGGGCGAAAACGAATACGAAGAACAAACTGGACACGTCCTGTCTATTTCTACTTTTGTTTTTTTGGTCTTAACCAGAAACCCGGCAAGTTGCTCTGTTGTCTTTTTGCGAGAAGACCTTTCGTGGAAAGCTTTGAGGTCTTCCAAGTACTTAGCTTCTTTCTGTTTGTCCCAATTGCTTTTAGGGTTCTGTATCGCTTCTTCACCGTATTTCTCCTTTACTGCCTTTTCTATTTTGGCTATTTCGTTTAAATCTTTCTTTTTCATAATGTTATTAAAAATATTGTTAAACCTCCGACAATGAAGCCGATTGCTGATGGGCCAACCCATCCGAACTTGTTATTGTGAATAATAACTTCTTCTAATTCCAAATTCTCTTTCTTGAGCGCCTGGATTGTAGTCTCTTTCGTTTTCACTTCGTAATCCAAAGTTGCCTGAAGTTGTCCTATCTGCAAATCGAATACTGCCTTTTGTTTCTCAAGCTCTTCAAGAGTATTAAGTCTGCATTTTTCTTCTGCCAGCTCTTTGTCTGCAACGATTGTAGCCATGGCTTGGCCGTCGAAACACCAACCATCCCATGGAAGTCTTGCACCCTTTTCTAGCTGGGCGTATTTTCCAGGGGAGGCTATTGCTACGGCCGAAAAACTAAGAGTCAGAAACAAAACCAAACAGGTTTTCAAGCTTATCATTGATCTCATCGGGGTTGTCCTTTGCCTTCTTTACTATTTCTTTTACTTTCTTTTTTTCTATTATCGAAAGTTCTTCTTTTTTCTTTTTATATTTCTCTTCTATTCTAACAAGAGTTTCTTGATATTTTAAGTGAAGTTCTTCTCTTTTTTGCACCTCAACCTTGTGTTGGTCTTTTAGTGACTTGATTTGAGCTTCGTAAGACTCCTTGTTCGCATTCATTGCATCGATGGCGCCTTGAGAGTTTTTGCGAGAGATAAACCAAATGAAGACAGACCACACAGCCAAAGCTGCAGCCTTCCAATTCTTCTTGAACCAGAACCAGATTATCTTCAGTTGCAACATTACTGCTTACCGTGCTTCCACTGGGTTGCCATGTCGACTAGCGCCTGTGTTCCGATATAGGCTAACGTTACTGCCACCCAGTCTCCACTAGTCACTGTGCCATAGGCGCACAAACCTGTTGCTACGACCCAAGCCAAAAACTTGCGTGAAATGAACTTTTCTGTATATTTATCTGCCATTGCCTTTATTGCTGTCACCATCTTATCCTCCTAAATGTTTACGTGAGCATAGCCGTTTCTTTTCTCGATATTTATCTGCATATCCACACAGTCTTTCAAACTATCCAAATGTGAGATAAGAAGAACAGTCTTGAAGTATCCCTTTACCATATCCAAAATACGAACAAAGCCTTCCATATTTTCTTCATCGAGAGCAGTTCCCGGCTCATCAAGTATAAATAGGTCGGACTTTGGTAAAGAAGACACAGTTAAGAACGCAAGACGTATAGCCATGCTTGCAATAGTCTTTTCTGCTCCGGAGCCCATCTCCAATGGACGTGGGTCGTGGCTTGGGTGCTTGATGAAGATATCAAGTTTATCCTCGTTATTAGAAATAAAGACCTCGAAGTCTACAATGTTCGTGAGGATCTTTGAAATCTCTTGATTTATATAAGGCAACCTTTCCTTAATGATTTCATAAGAAACACCGTTAGGGTGACAACAAACCATAAACAAGTGATAAGCAGCAAAATTTTCTTCCAATTCACAGAACTCTTCTTGTTGTTGTTGCATGTGTATCAGTTTTTGCTCAGATGATCCATGCCTCTTGTGCAGTTGCATTATCTTTTGATCGCAAGCGGTTAGTTCACTTTCCTTGGCTGCGGCCTGGTTCTTTAGGTTTTCTCTGTTTGACATCAATTGCTTCAGGTTTTCAATGGCTTCTTTGTTCTCTTCATACTCAATGGCTTTGTCCTTGAGTCTATCAATCTCGACCTGCTCCTTGAACAAGAGGCTGTCTGCTCTTTCGATGATTAAATTATTGGTTGTGATAGAATTTGCCAGACTATCTCTTTTTTCAATCAAGGCGTTGTATTTGTTTATATATTCATTGACTCTTGCTTGTTCTGCGTGTGAATGTGCTGAACCTATCGCGTTAATTTCTTTAGACACTATCGACAGTTCTAATGATTTTTCCTCGACGGTTTGGCCGACTAACGGAAAACAACTTGTACACAACTTATCCTGCTCTGCAACAAGCAGGGTCTTCTGTTGGGAGAGTTTTTCAAGTTTAAGAATCAGGCATTCTAGTTCTTGTTTTGTTTTTGTAAAGGACTCTTTTTTCTCCCTGTATTTCTCTATATCGAAATCTTTTAAAAATTTCTCTATATTTTCATATTTCTCCTTATCTCCTTTAGTACTCTTCTGTGCTTCTATTTTCTTTGCGTTAATCTGCAGAATAGCCTTTTCTTTTTGTCTTATCTTATTGGCTGTAATAACAGGATCGATAACCTCTGCTGGTACAGAGTCTATTTTTATTTGTAATTCATTCAAGGACTGAATCAATTCCCCTAGATCACCTTTTAATGTGACGCAGATAGCTTTGTTCTTTTCAATGGCAAGCTCCCCCTTGATGATCTCTGATTTAATAGTTTTGATGTTGGTGTCAAAATCTATACCTTCGAGGCGACGGAGTGAAGTTTTAATCTCCGCAGAGGCTTCTTTGGCCATCTTAAATTTCTTATCAAAGATTTCTAAGTCTAAGAATTTAGCGAGAAACTCTTTTCTTTTTGTAGATCCCTCATTAATAAAAGACAAAGAATCCAACTGAGAGGCCATTGATGTTGCGAGGAAGTCAGGTAATGTTCCAAAGTATCTTCTCACGTTCTTGTCTGTATCCTGTCTCGAAGTACCATTGAGTCCAGTGTGGTTACCAATAGCGTCCTGCGAGTAGAATTCCAAGTCCGTTGTTGCTTCTTGAGTCTCAACACCCTTCAGGCGCTTCGTATATTTATTTGACTTTCGTTCGATGATGTAGTCTGTTCCGTCAACCTTGATGGTAGCCGCTGCAACACATTCATCTTTGTTTTGATTGATGATGTTCAGGTTCTTTCTGATGGACTTAGATGTAGAGTTATATATTGAATACAGCAAAGTATCTACAATAGAAGATTTACCTGAATAATTCTTACCAAAGATTCCTACGATACCCTCTAATTTCGTAAAGTCAACTCTGTTTCCTTCTCCATAGTTGAATAGATTATCCCACTCTAAACTTTGCAGAGACCAGTTGACGTTTCTCATAACATCTTCGTTTTCTTCAATCTGCTTGTTGAATTCCTTATTTAGTTCGTAAACCTTCTCTAGCACTTCCTCTGTCGCTTCGTATTCTTTTAGATACTCAGCTATTAGAGATTCCTGTGTCTTTAGATCTCTAAGGTCTTGCTTTTCCAAACCTTCTGGTGCTGCGACCTTGATTTGCTTACCGGCTGCCCTATTGAGGTAGGTTACTGATTCTGGATTGTATTTATATTTGGCAATGTCTACTGCTTTTCTCACCTTATCCAAAGAAACATTACTCTCCGAAACGATTCTAAGTCTCGCTCCTTCCGGTGGTTTCTGTCTCGGTAGGTTTCCCTTTTCTGTTAAAGAAAGAGTAACAAAAGGTTTTGGATTATCGAAGGTAATGAGTCTATTGGTAAAATCGTCTTTGCTTTCGATATCCCAAAGTAGATAACCTTTATCCAGTGACTCACCAAAATTTTGTTGTACTGTAGAACCAGCATACCAAATGCGACCTTCCTTATCCAACTTCTGTGTTTTGTGAATATCTCCAAGAAAACCAAAGTCAAACTCTTCAAAGATTTCGATACTATGGTCGCCGCCTAGTGTCCAGTTGCTGTCTGTTTTGGATTTATCAATAGCGCCATGATATAACGCTATGTTAATTAGGTTGTAGTCTGTTGGTTCAGTCCAATTTTCCTCATCAAATACAGATAAAACATTTAGACAAAACTTATCATTGATTTTAGTCTCTCCAGCATTCTTTAGCAAGATAAGATTTGGGTCATTGATAGCCTTTGCAATAGGAGAAAGAGCGTCCTGCCTAGAGCCGTTACGAAGGTTGCCGTCGTGGTTGCCTAAGATGATATAGGTTGGTGCGATGGCCGCAAGGTTCTGAAAGAAATCTCTACACATGTCTACAAACTCTGGTGAGATTTGTGTCTTGGTGTGAGCGATGTCTCCGCAGTGGATAATGTAATCTACTTTTTCTTCTTTTAGTGATTTATATAATTGTTTGAATACCTCACGATATTCAAAGTGGTATTTTAGGTTTCGAATATGCGTGTCAGCCAAATGGCATATTTTAGTTGATTTTTTAGTCACAGTTCCTCCATACTTTATTATTCACTATACAACTAACCCTTTCAGATGTCAACCCAAATATTTCGCGTATTTCTTTCTGATTGTATTTTCCTGTTGAATACATTTCCCTTATCTCTTTCACAATTTCACAGTTCAGTTTCGCGTTGCCGTTGTTCTCTCCACTGTTTGCCTTACCAATCTTTCTTTTTATCTCTTCAGATAGTGGACCGGTTTTTGGGAGGACCTTTCCCTTGTTCCAAGGAATTTGCCCTTTATGTGATTTGGAAAGATTTTCTCTATGCTCTTCTGAAAGCTTCTTTCCCTTATTCCATGGTGCCTTACCATGCATCCCATTATTCTCACCAGAGTTTTTCACTGATATTCTCCTCTTTGTTTCTCCATCGTGGCGGCCGCCATCGCCGCCTTCACGATGATTGTATCCGAACTCTTGTTCCAGAGTCCTAAACTTTTTGATAAAGTGTTTCTCTTTATCTTTCATTTCTTCTTCGCTGGAGCAAGCAGTAAGAACCTTCCAAACGACATTTTCCCAGCCATATTTCCTAATAGCATTATAGAATTTTCTATTAGAATTTCTTGAGTGGTGCTTGTGTTCTGTCTTTCTTCTTTTCAGCGGCTTTGTGGTAAGCCCTACATATCTCTTTCCGTTAGGAAACTTTGCTTCATAAACTATCATTACCATATCCTCCGTGTTATATAGTAAATAGTCTTCTATCCGCTATGTGACCTAATCTTGCTAATAAAGCGATGTGAGCAAATCTCATTTATTCTCCGTAAATGGTTATAGTATCTTTATTGTATCAAA